CGATGTTAAAGTTAGTGCAGCAAAAACAACTGTTGGTATAGGTTCAACAACATTTGAAATATCAGAGTTTTCTATCGCAAGACCTGGACATTCATTTAAAGTTGGTGATAAATTTAAACCTATAGGATTAGTTACTGCTGCACATTTATCAGCACCCATTCAAGAATTTGAATTAGAAGTTACTCAAATTTTCCAAGATAAATTCTCTTCTTGGCAATTTGGTGAGATAGACTTTATTGATAGTATTCAAAATCTACAAGATGGTTCAAGAACAAGATTTCCATTATTCTTTAATGGTCAGTTATTAAGTTTTGAAAAAGATCTCAATAATGCAACTTCACAATTAATTGATTTAAACGCTGTTCTTCTTATATTCATAAATGGTGTTTTACAAGAACCAGGTTCTGCATATACATTTGAAGGGGGTACTACATTTGAATTTGAGGAAGCACCAAGAGTGGAGGCAAAAGTTGATATTTTCTTCTATAAGGGACAAGATGGTGTTGATGTTGATACTGCAGATATTCAACAAACTGTAAAAATTGGTGATGAAGTTAGATTATTCAAGCATCCTGTGGGAGTAACGACTTCACAACAAGCAGAGAGAACTATAAAAGAATTGCTTGGTGCAAAACTTGTAGAAACCGACATTTATACTGGTGCGGGCATTGATGAAAATAATAATAAACCAATAAGATGGACTAAACAAAAAGTTGATATTATATTAGGTGGTAAGAAAATTGATAAGTCAAGGGAAATACTTGAACCACAAGTTTATCCTACTTCTAAAATTATTGGTGATTTTACATCAACATCTGGTGAGGGCAACACAAATGGAATATTCGTTGATGATGCAGAGGTATTCTTTTATGAAAAAGGAGATCATTTAAGTGCAAGTAATCCAGATGAGACTGATGGTGATTATAATTTATCGTTTAGCACAGTAGATGCTCTTGTAACATCTGGTGAAATTAACGTAGGTGCATCTGCAACAGCAATTGTTTCATCCTCTGGATCTATCACATCATTTGATATAACAAACGCAGGAAGTGGATATGCGAGTGCAACTGTTAAAGTTAGTGCACCTCCTGTAATCGGTGTAGGTATTGGTACAACTGCAACTGCAACAGCAACAATTACTAACGGAACTGTAACTGATATATCAATTACAAATCCTGGTTTAGGATATTCAAATCTAACACCACCACAAGTCATAATTGATTTACCACCATTCAAAACTGAAAAAATTACATCAATTGATAATGTTGAAGGATTTACTGGTATCATCACTGGTATTAGTACAACAACCGTCAGTGGACAATCAGCACTCAAATTCTTCTTTAGAGCAGATAAAACAGCAAATACATTATTAGTTGGTTATCCAGTGTTTATTAAAGACACAACAGTAGGCACTGGTATTACATCTGTTGATACTCATAATTCATCTATAGTATCAATAGGATCAACTTTCTTGGATAATATCTACAAAGTTCATGCAGTAACATCTACTGGTGAAAATGGTGAAATTACATGTAATATTCAAAATGGACAGACCACTGGTGTGGGGGCTGGTCTGACAGGTAACTTTAACAATAGTAATCCTGGTATCGCTACACACTTAGGTCGAATTAGTTGGGGTAGACTATATAATGCATCTAGAAATAGTAGTCCAATTTCAATTGGTGTAACAGGATTAACTGTTAATGCTGGTCTAGAAACCTTCCCAACCATACAAAGAAAGAACTACACTATTGCGTCTCTAAGAGGTCTTAGATCATCAGGTGCAATTAGGGTGTTTGGAATTTGATTACATTACCTCTATAAATAAAAGGAAAAGAAAAGTTTAGATACAATGTCAGCGATTATTACTGATCAATTTAGAATATTGAATGCTAACAACTTTGTTGAATCAGTAGAAAATACAAATAATTCTTACTATGTTTTCATCGGATTACCTAATCCAGCTGGAACAGGATCTTTAGTTGGATATGGTAGATCCTCTGATTGGAATTCATCTACACCTGCACCGACTGACAGTTTTTCCTATCGTAAACACACTGGTGATACGATGATGTTTGGTAAAAAAATAGCATCCTCAAATATAAGAAGAATTATAAGAAGAGTTGATTGGGTTGCAGGAAGTAGATATGAAATTTACAGAGACGATTATAGTGTAGAAAATCCAAGTCCTTTAACACAAGCAAACAGATTATACGATGCAAACTACTACGTTCTTAATTCCGACTTTAAAGTTTACATTTGTATTGATAATGGATCGTCAGGAGCTAATCCACTTGGAAACGTATCTCAAGATGAGCCAACTTTCACTGATTTAGAACCATCAAAAGCAGGAAATAGTGGTGATGGATATCTTTGGAAGTATCTTTTCACTGTTTCACCTAGTGATATTATCAAGTTTGACTCAACTGAATTTATTACTGTACCAAATAGTTGGAGTTCAAGTCAAGATTCTCAAATAAGATCAGTTCGTGAAAATGGAGACTCCTCTGTTAACCAAAATCAAATTAAACATGTTTATATTGAAAATGCAGGTAGTGGATATGCAAATGGATTAAGTCAAGAAGTTGATATAATAGGCGATGGAGAAGGTGCAAAAGCAAGAGTTGACATTGTAAATGGTACAATTACGGATGTGACTGTAAGTGCTGGAGGAAAAGGATATAGTTATGGTATTGTTGATTTAGGAACTTTGAGCAGTGGTGTTAGTACGTCTACTGGTCGTGCAAAACTTATACCCATAATTCCACCTGGTTTAGGTCATGGTTCAGATGTATATACTGAATTAGGAACTGATAGAGTTATCGTTTATGCTCGATTTGATGATTCAACAAAGGATTTTCCAATCGATACTAAATTTTCACAAGTAGGTGTTGTAAAAAATCCTACTAAAGTGGGAACGTCGGTGACTTATACTGATAATACATACTCATCATTACAGGCAATAAAGTTTGACACTGTAACTGGAGTTCCAGAAGTAGGTGAGGAAATTAAACAAGTTTTAACTGTATCTCCAAATACAGGAAAAGTATCCACTGGTTATATTGCTTCTTATGATTCAGAGACAAAAGTGCTAAAATATTTTAGAGATCGATCTCTTAACTTTAACAGGACATCATATGATCATACTGACTATGCAGGTATTTCTACTGCAGGTCGAATATATGAATTTGAATCTGTAGTGGGTGCAAATAATATTGAAGGTAAATCATCATTCTTCTCTGGTGCAATATCTCGTGACTTCTCTGGTATCACAACGAACCCCACAGGTAACAAACTTATTAATTTGGGAGTTAACTTTATTTCAGGACTCTCTAATTCTGAGATAAATAAAGGGTCAGGAGAAATAGTTTACTTGGATAACAGACCTTTAATTGTTAGAAACTCCCGTCAAAAGGAAGATATTAAAATCATACTAGAATTCTAAAATGCCACAAAAGACTAATTTAAATATATCACCTTATTATGATGATTTCAATAAGGATGACCAATTTTACAAAATCCTATTTAAACCTGGATATCCAGTACAGGCAAGGGAGTTAACTGGTTTACAATCTCTTCTACAAAATCAGGTTGAATCTTTTGGTAAACATATATTTAAAGAAGGTTCAATGGTGATACCAGGTGGTATCGAATATGATAATACATATTTTTCTGCAAAAGTAAATGATACACATCTTGGCATTGATGTTTCCATTTATTTAAATAATATTATAACAGCAAATGGTGGTAAAGGATTAAGAGTAAGAGGTCAAACATCTGGAATCGTTGCAACAATAAAGAATTTTATATTACCTCCAGCAGAGGGTGTAGATAAGATAACAATTTTCTTAAAATATAATCAATCAGGAACTGATGGCGAAAGTATTTCTTTTCCAGATGGTGAAGTTCTTATATTAGAAGAACCACTAACATATGGTAATACAACAATAACAATAGGTGAAACTGTTTTAACACTATCATCAGAAGAAGCAACTGCGACAGGTACTGCTTTTGGTGTAAATGCAGGTGTATATTTTATTAGAGGAAGTTTTGTTGATGTACCATCATCTTTAATAATTTTAGATCCTTATTCAATTAATCCATCATATAGAGTCGGTTTTGATATATCAGAAGAGATTATAAACTCAAATGATGATGATTCATTATATGATAATGCGAAGGGATTTACAAACTTC